CGGAAGTTGCCTTGATCTAAGGCACTTCCAACTATTCATGAAACGGCTCCGAAAACAATTCGGAAGTAAAATACGTTTCTTCCACTGTGGAGAATACGGTGAACAGTTCGGCAGGCCACACTATCATGCTTGCCTATTCAATCATTCCTTTGAAGACAAAAAACTCTGGAAAATTCAAAACGATGTTCCCCTATATACGTCAGAAACACTGACCCAATTATGGGGAAAAGGCTATTGCTCAATTGGCAATGTCACCTTCGCCTCTGCCGCCTATGTGGCGCGCTACATTATGAAAAAAATCACCGGCCCTAGGGCTGGGGAACATTATAAAGTCGTAGACGATCAGGGCGAAATACATCAATGCAAACCAGAATATACTACAATGTCAAGGCGACCCGGCATCGGGAGCCAATGGTTCAAAAAATACCATAACGACGTCTATCCTGCTGATATCGTTGTAATAAATGGCAAGGAAATGAAACCACCTAAATTCTATGACAAACAATTCGAGATAACCTATCCTACGGATTACGAGAAAGTCCGTTCGGCGAGGGTGCGCAAAGCGCGCAAGCTCGCTGATGACAACACGCCGGCAAGACTTGCCGTACGCGAAACGGTGCAACAATCGAGACTAAATAAATTACCTCGGAACCTCGACTAGGAGAACAAAAATGATCCAACGAGTATTTACTGTATACGATTCTAAGGCGGAGGCTTACCTCCCGCCGTTCTATCAACCCACCGTCGGTCAAGCACTTCGCCTATTTGGCGATATGTGCACCGACGAAACCCATCAATTCTACCGGCACCCAGAAGACTTTACGCTCTTCGCGCTGGGAGAATATAACGACGAAAAAGCGTCGTTCAACCTCACGGCCACGCCAGTATCACTCGGGCTGGCCGTTGAGTTCAAAAAGGCGAATAACCAATGACCCAATCCGCAATGAAACACGATTTCTCGCAGGTACCCAAGGCGGAAATCCCAAGATCTCAATTTGATCGCTCTCACGGCTATAAAACAACGTTTGATGCCGGATATTTGGTGCCAGTCTTCGTCGACGAGGCTTTGCCCGGCGACACCTTCAATTTGCGAATGACCGCTTTCGGTCGTCTCGCAACTCCTTTACACCCGTTCATGGATAACATGTTCTGCGATTCCCAATTCTTTGCCGTCCCAATCAGACTAATATGGGACAATTGGCAAAAGTTTAATGGGGAGCAGACTGACCCCGGCGACTCAACGTCATTTGTCGTTCCGACTATGACAGCTCCGGCGGGAACGGGTTACCTCGCTAACTCTCTATCGGACTATATGGGATTACCCACTGAGGTAAATTCCCTAGTCCATATGTCCCTATTTCATAGGGCATACAATCTAATCTATAACGAATGGTTTCGGGACGAAAACCTTCAAGACAGCGTCGTCGTCGACAAAGATGACGGACCTGACTTAAATACAGACTATGTCTTACTGCGGCGCGGAAAGCGCCATGACTACTTCACATCATCACTACCCTGGCCACAAAAGGGACCTGCTGTGGCACTACCTCTCACTGGCAATGCTCCAGTGTACGGCATCGGCATCGACCGTGCATACGTCGCTTCAACGTCCACCGTAGACGTGGACGAAACAGGACGCGACGTTCAATACTCTCGCTGGGGCTCCAGCGTACCTCTAAAAATGGAATTGGAAGAGGCCGATTACGGCCATGGTGACGACGAATATCCGTTGATTACCGCTGACCTCTCGGCCGTAACGGCCGCTACTATCAACGAATTACGTCAAGCCTTCCAAATCCAAAAACTCTATGAGCGGGACGCCCGCGGCGGCACGCGCTACACCGAAATAATCCGAGCCCACTTCGGCGTCACCTCGGATGACGCCAGATTACAACGCCCCGAATATCTCGGCGGCGGATCATCACCAATAAACGTTAACCCCATCGCTCAAACCTCAGAAACAGCAACGACACCCCAAGGCAATCTTGCCGCAATGGGAACACTCCAGCTAAACAATCACGGATTCACAAAATCATTCACAGAACACTGCATCCTAATTGGGCTGGTATCTGTCCGTGCGGACCTGAACTATCAACAAGGTTTAAACCGTATGTTCTCCAGGTCTACTCGATGGGACTACTACTGGCCAGCCCTCTCGCATATAGGCGAGCAAGCTGTCCTAAACAAAGAAATCTACTCGGATGGATCGGCAAATGACGATCTAACATTCGGATATCAAGAAAGGTTTGCGGAATACCGCTACAAACCGGCAAACATAACAGGCGAGTTCAGATCGAACTTCGCCCAGTCGCTAGATACTTGGCATTTGGCCCAAGACTACGCGACACTTCCGGTACTCGACGATACATTCATCGTCGAAAATCCTCCAGTGGACCGCGTAATCGCGGTTCCATCTGAACCACACTTCCTATTCGATTCACACTTCTCACTTAAATGCGCCAGGCCGATGCCTATGTACAGCGTGCCTGGCCTAATCGATCACTTCTAATGGCCTTCGGATGGGGAGCGGTGATCGGCGCCGGAATCGGCGCCATCTCCAGCGCCTTTGGCGCGTCCAGACAAAATGAGGCGGCAAAAGATGCTGCCTCCGCTCAAATGGCCTTCCAGCGCGAGAGCGCTCAAAATCAATATCAATGGGCCATGGCCGATATGCGGAAAGCCGGCCTAAATCCCATACTGGCCTACAAACAAGGGGGCTCAGGGACCCTAGGGGGCTCTAGCTATTCCCCCGTCAACGTCGGAGCTGCCGCCTCTCAGGGGGCCGCATCCGGCGTCTCCAGCGCGATCGCTGCTCGGCGAATTAACGCCGATCTCGATAAAGTACGCGCTGATACTAAACTGTCCAGACAACAGGAATGGACAGAACAATATAAACAGTCACTGCTCAGAATGAATAAAACGCAAGTAGAGCAGAAAATAAAACTAATGAATCAAGAAATAATGATGAATTTACCCGATGTAACCTCTGCCAAAGCGGCAAATAAATTGTTGCAATCGGGCTTCGGCGAAAAGCTGAAGTGGCTCAACCTCATACGCCGATCCTTAGGAGGCAAATAATGGCCATCAAACAAAAAATCGGGGCGGCCTTTCGGCCGCACCAAAGGGTTCAAATTACCTTTCCAGATCAAGGGAAAACCCATCAATCGTTCGCGCCAGAGTGCGACGTAAATAACATAATGGCTCGGTATGAAAAGACCGGCCTAATTGACCACGTCAACAAACACCAGGGACAATACGGCAACTATACAGGCGTGCAAGACTATCAAACCTCCCTGGACCAGCTGCTTGCCGCTCAAGCGGCATTCGACAGCTTACCGGCCCGGATACGGGCTCGGTTCCAAAATTCTCCCGGCGAGTTCCTCCGATTCGTATCCGATCGAGAGAACGAAGACGAAATGCGAAGCCTCGGATTGCTCAAAAAAGGGCAACCACATGAGGCTGCGCCAACACTGCCACCTAAGGTGGCAGAAAAAGGGCCGGCTACAACCAAAAAAGGGCCAGAAATGACCCAATCGCCGGCCCCTAAGACGCATTCGGAATCCGAATAGCGGCGCTCCCGCACAGTTACCTACTTGATGTAACTGTGCTGACTGACACCAAATCAAAAACAGAAGGAGCAAATTTCATGCGACGACCCAAAAAACTGGCCAAAAAGAAGTCCAAAAAGCTGTTCCGCAGGACAGCTCAAAAAACACATCAAAAAAACAGGAGATCACCAGTATTAAGAGGCGGAATTCGCCTCTGATCTATGACCTGTTACCACCCGTTAGACGGGTATCGCTCTAAAATCGCCGGCGAGTCCGGCAAGCGATCGATCGTCTTCAATCCCACGCTTGGGTATGTCGATCTGCCGGTGCAAGTCCCTTGTGGACAATGCATCGGCTGTCGGCTGGAACGCTCACGCCAATGGGCTATACGATGCGTCCATGAAGCAGCTCTTCATGAACAAAATTGCTTCATCACACTGACTTATGACGACGAACACCTACCTCCCGGAAGTTGCCTTGATCTAAGGCACTTCCAACTATTCATGAAACGGCTCCGAAAACAATTCGGAAGTAAAATACGTTTCTTCCACTGTGGAGAATACGGTGAACAGTTCGGCAGGCCACACTATCATGCTTGCCTATTCAATCA